GATGGTGATGGACTAAACAGATTTAAGTCTGGTTTCTTTGTAGATAACTTTGATACTATTAAACCTCAAGAAGAGCAATTAAGAATTAATAATAGTATTGATAGATCAAATAAGCAGTTAAGACCTAGACACTATACTAATGCTGTTGATTTAATGTTTGGTCCTGTTACCAATATAGATCCAACTGCTGATTTAGCTTTCTCTGATATCGAAGGACTTAATGTAAGAAAAGCAAGTGATACTATAACTCTTGATTATTCTGAAATTGAGTATATTAAACAATCATTTGCTACTAGATCAGAAAGTGTAACTCCTTTCTTAATTAGTTTCTGGCAAGGAACTATGGAGTTAACTCCTTCTTCTGATACTTGGGTTGATACAAATCGACTTGAGGCTAAGATTATTGAAACAGAGGGTAATTTCAATGAAACGATGGCAAATGCTGTCAGAACAATGAATGTAGACCCTCAAACTGGATTTGCACCAGTTGTTTGGGATTCATGGCAAACTAATTGGACAGGAACTACTTCTAGGCAATGGACTCAAACTTCTACAACTGTTACTGATGGTCCACGATTTGGTGTAGGTGGTTGGATTAATGGTGGTAGTGGTGTTGCTCAATGGCAGGTAGAAAGAACTACTACTACAAATGAAGATACTATACAAGAGACTATACAGACTGGTGTAGAGTCAAGAACTGGACTTAGAACTGTTGTTACTGAGCAGTGGGATAATGAATCAGTTGGAGATAGGGTTGTAAGTAGGGATCTTGTTCCTTTCTGTAGATCTAGAAATATTACTTTTGAGTCCAAGAAAATGAAGCCTTTAACAAGGTGTTATGGATTCTTTGATGGTGAGGATGTAACTAAGTATTGTGTTCCTAAACTTTTGGAAATTTCTATGAAATCTGGTACATTCCAGGTGGGAGAAAGAGTTGTAGGAAGAATAATTCCATCATTTAGTGGTGGACCTGGACCAACTGTTACATTCTATGCTAGAGCTGCACAACCAAATCATAAAGAAGGTCCTTATAATATTCCTACTAAGATATTCCCAGAAAGTCCTTATACTGGACAACCCGTACCTTCGACATATTCATCTACTTCAGATATTTTAAATATTGACTTGTATTCCATGTCAAATGAAGCACAGGGTGAATATTATGGTTGGGTTGAGACTGATATGACTCTTAAGGGTGAAACATCAGGTGCTGAAGCAACTATTACTAACTTAAGACTTATTTCAGATATAGGTGCAGATCTCTTTGGTAGTTTCTATCTTCCAGAATTCGCAAATGAATTTAATCATCCTAGATTTGAAACTGGTACTAAGTCATTTGTTCTTGTAGATGATCAGGACAATAACCAAGATGAGTGCAATACCGTATCAGAAGAAACATATACTGCATCTGGAACATTAGAAACTGTTCAGGAAAATATTATTTCTGTAAGAAATGCTAGACTTGAGCAAAGACAAGAATTCCAAGAAAGAAATGTAAATAGATCTCTTGGAACCGAGGTTGTTGGTACAAGAATTATTGGACAATCAACTGAAAATGTAGTTGTTGGGTGGTATGACCCTCTTGCTCAATCATTCTTAGTTGAAGATACTACTGGTGTCTTTATAACCAAGTGTGATGTATTCTTCCGTTCTAAAGATGATATGGATGTACCTTTGGTATTCCAAATTCGTTCTATGAAGAATGGATTCCCAACACAACATATTCTTCCTTTCTCTGAGATTGTATTATCTCCCGATGATATTACTACCTCAAGTGATGGATCAGTTGCTACTACTATAGAGTTTAAAGCACCTGTTTATTGTGAGGGTGGTCAAGAATATGCTATTGCTCTAGCATCTAACTCAACCAAGTATAGTGTGTATATCTCACGTATTGGTGAGCAAGATTTAATTACTCAAACTTACATATCCAACCAGCCTTATCTAGGATCTCTATTTAAGTCTCAGAACGCTTCTACATGGGAAGCAAGTCAATGGGAAGATCTTAAGTTTACTCTTTATAGAGCAGATTTTGTAGATGAAGGAACAGTTGAGTTCTATAATCCACAATTAACTAAAGGAAATAAACAGATTCCTAAGTTAATGCCTAATCCTTTAGAACTTGTATCTAAAGAAGTAAGAGTTGGTCTTGGAACAACCACAGCAGACTCTACCTTAAAACGTGGTAACACTGTTTATCAGATGGGAACTCTAGCAACTGGTAATCTAGCTGGTACTGCTGGTACTGCAGCTGGACCTGCTTTAAATGTTATCAATGCTGGACTTGGTTATTCTCCAATAGATGGAACAAAAACCTTTAGTGGAGTTAATCTTGTTACTATAACTGGTAATGGATATGGAGCACAAGCAGATATCTATATCTCCAGCGGAACTGTTGGAGTTGCTACTCTTGTAAATGGTGGTACAGGATATCAGGTTGGTGATGTTGTTGGATTTACAACTTTAGGTCTTAACTCTGTTGGACGTGGAGCACGGTTATCTGTTGTTTCTATAGGTAATACTAGTGAATTAGTTTTAGACAGTGTTCAGGGTGAATTCCTTGCTGGTGCTGCTAATACTATGATGTATGTTCAGGACAATGGAACAGTAAGAGAATTGAATTATGAGCATGGTGGAGATGTTACTATAGATTCCACTTTTGGTGTCCGAGATGTTATTGGTAAAGATGGTTTGCATGTTAAAGTTAATCATCAAAATCATGGAATGTACTTTAATGATAACCAAGTTGAGATTTCGGGTGTAGAAAGTGATGTTGTACCAACAAAACTTTCTGTTGCATATAATCTTGGAGATACTGGATCCATATCTGTACAAGATGCATCAGAGTTCTCTACATTTGAGAATGTTGGTGTAGGTACTACCAATACAGGATTCTTGAGAATAGGTGAAGAGATTATTGAATATACAGAAGTTTCTGGTAATATTATTGGTGGTAATATTGTAAGAACTCAATCTGTAGTTGGTAGTGGTCCAGCGGTTTCTTATCCTGCAGGAACCCCAGTTTATAAGTATGAACTTGGTGGAGTTAACTTGGCAAGAATTAATAAAACACATGCTTTATCTGATGTAACCTTAACTGATCCAATTGATTTTGATTCATATCATATTAAGTTGGATATGTCTACTAAGTGGGATAACAGTGAAGCTAATGATGATAGAAGTAATGATACTGGATTCCCTAAATTATTTGTTAATAATGTGAAATCTGCTGGCGGTTTCAATGCGTTTGCTTCTCAAAATATGCCTTTTGAGATTATTACACCACAGGTTCATTCTGTTACTGTTCAGGGAACTACATTGACAGGTGAACTCAGATCAACTACAAGTAAGAGTATGAGTGGAAATGAAATTCCATGGATTGATA